CGAGCGGCCGCGCCGGCTCCCGGTTGTTCTGATTTCCTTTGGGAGGGATCAGGATCGGAAGCCGGCTGGCCCGCCGCAGGTGCGTTCGGCGCTTCCTGCTGCGAACCTTGCTCGTCGGTGATTTCGCCCGTGTCGGGGTCGTGCGTCTCGGCCGCTTCCGCCGGGGCAGGCTTGTCGGGGATTTTGGCGAGAGCGTCGAGCTTATCGGCTAGGTTTTTCGCAGGCGTCACGTCCCGCATCTTGGGCATCGTCTCGAGTTCTTCGACGGCCGGCATGCCGAGCATGACCTCGGGGGCGTAAAGGCGGATCAGCATCGCGGCCGAGCGCCAGCGCAGCATATGGGCTGGCATGCTTTTGTATTTGGCGTTTTTGGTCCATCCCTCGGCGGCTGCCATCCGCATGTCCGCAGACGCGCGGATTTCTTCTCCAGTGGCTGCGAGCACTGCCTTTGCAGTCACAGTGAGCGCGTCGCCCTCACCCGCCTCTTCCCATGTGATTGGGCCTTTTAATATCCCAGCGCGGTTGACGCGCGAGATCATGTAGCTCGTGTACCAACCGGGGCGGCCGTTCACGATGTAGATTTGCTGCATGACTGTCAGAGGCTCTTCATTGAGCCTGCGTGCGATCTGGAGCGCAATAAGACAGTCGGCCGTGTTGCCCTGCATGTGTTGCGGGACGAGTTTTGACGAGGCAAAGACCTTGGCAACTCGCTGCGCGTGTTCGAAGGCCGCTGGGTCGGAGAACAGATCGGTTGATGGCACGAGATGGCGCGTCGGCAACGCTGCGACGTTGCTAGCCTGCTGGACTGCGACTTCGGTGGTGGTCATCGAAAACTTCCTTTCGTGGTGAGCACGAACGTCACGCCGTTGATCTTGGCGCGGCCGGCTTTGAGCTCGTCCTTGTTCGCGCGCGCGTAGGCGCGTAGCGCCAACATGATCTCGTCTTCTCGAATGAAGGCCCGGATCGCGAGCAAATCGACCTTGGTGAAATCGTCGACCTTCGGCTCGAATGCCTCGATCAAAGTGCTCGTCCCGCCGGCGGTGTGCGTACGTGCCAGATCCGCGGCCTTCGCCGTCGCGGCCTTTTCTGTCGCCGCGGTCTGGGCCGTCGCTTCGCTCGCGGCTTTCTGCTCGGCCTGCGCGCGCGCCGTCGCTGCGGCGACCTCAGCATCAGCTGCGGCCTTCGCCTGTGCTGCTTTCTCCAGCGCCCTCGCATCGGCCATCGCTGCGGCCTTGGCGCGGTCAGCCTCCGCCTTCTCAGCGGCTTCGCGCGCGCGCCGTGCTGCGGCCTCCGCGGCTTCGGCTGCAGCGCGCTGGCGAGCTTCTTCCTCGCGGGCTTTGCGGGATTCTTCCTCGCGCGCGATGCGCTCGGCGTCGGCCTTCTTCTTGAGGTATCGGCCGCCGCGGCTCTCGAGATCGGTCTTGAGCGTGAGCAGGCGGGTTTCAAGCGCCTTGAAAAAGGTTTGCACCGTGGTGCCGGCGTCGAGGTAGGGCCGCTTCTCCTGGTCGCGAACCTCGTCGCAACGCTTGGCGCCGGCGCGCAGCTTGGGCACCAGCGCATTGATGATGGCGAGGTCGTCGTCATCTTCAACGACGGGGGCAACGTCCTTCGCTGCAGCCTCAAGGCCGGCCACGAACGCCTCAATGTGCGCGAAGTCCTTCGCCAGCTGGTCGGCGGTGATTAGCGCGGGCCGGTTGTCGCCAATCGCCGGCGTCTTGATTGGCGCGTTCATGCGGCTCTCCCGTTTAATATTTTGATCATTCGGAAAGACGTGGCCGCGACCTCGTAGGCCTTACGGTCGATGGTGGAGTTTGAGATGCGACGGCCGTCGGCGAGGCGCGCGAAGCGGGCAGGGCCCATCTTCTCGTTGATGCCCGTCTTTGCGATTTTCTCGCGCGTCTCGGCGTCTTTCTTGTCGGCGCGCGCGCGCTCGAGGTCGGCAACGAGCTGCGGGGCCATGTTGTCCGCGCTCAAATCGATTTCGCTGCCGTCGTCTTTCGGGAAAAGCTTGGCGATCAGCGCGCCATCCTTTCCATAGTCTGGGTCAGGCGGCGTTCCGCGCTCCACGCGCTCCCAAAACTCGGCGACTTCGTACTTGATGCGGTCGATGATGCCGGCGTGCAGCGGGATCGGGATGAGTTCGATCTCAACACCGAAGCTGACGCGCATCGGCGCGACGGCCGCCCATTCGGCGCCGGTCAGGTAGGCCTCGATGAGGGCTTGCACCACGATCCACAGTGGCGGATCGACGCCGCCGTTCTCTCCGCGCCAGTCGCGGCGGAAGATTGAGGGCTCGCAATTTTTGATTTGCACGACACCGAGCCGGCCTTTGGCGTCCGTTGCCAGCAGGTCTGGTGTTGCGCCGATGCGGTGCTCGGGGTCGCGATAGTAATACCCGACTGGGTAGTCATCGAGTTTGATGTCGGGATAATCCTCGCGGATCATCTGAACCGCGACAGGCTCCAAAAGCCTTCCACGGCGCATCGGCTGTGTCTCGTCGGTATCGTCAGCAATCGCACCGCTCTTGAATTGATGGAGCGCGTACGGGGTGACGTATGGATGCAGGCCAAGCAATCCAGCCGCAGTTGAAGCGGTCACATCCTGCTTGCGCGCGGCCAGCCACTGATCGCGGCTCTGAATTTGAATGCGCTCGACGGTCATGCCACCCACTCCCGCTCGGCTTCGGTCGCGTTGGCCGCTGCGCGCATGGGTGCGTAGAGATAGTCGCTGGCGACATCGACAAAGGCCGAGATGAACTGCCCGCAGTCGACCTTCTCGCCGGCGACGAGGTGCTCGTTCATGTCCTCGATGACCGCCTGGAGGTATTTGAGATAGTTGCCCGTCACGGCGCGGATGTGCATTTCGCGCAGCGCGATGTCGGTTTCGTCGGCGCCGCGCTCGGTGATGATGCGGGTGGGCTTGGCCGCCGCGAGCTTGGCGATCAGTTCGGCGTGCGCCTGATGCGTGCGCGTGCCTATCCGTGGCATGTTGCCCTCCGGCTTTCCTCAACAGGACGCTCGACACTGAGCGCGAGCGCGAGAATATTCCGAGCCGCGTTCACGTCGCGGTCGTGGCTCGCGCCACAGTCGGAACAGTCCCACGCTCTTATTCCAAGGCCTGCGATACCTTTCGGCCGCGAAGGCGGAAGTGATCCGCACGTCGAACAGGTTTGGGTCGTGAACTTTTCGTCTACCTCCACATATCCCGCTGATTTGTATTTCAGCATGGAGCGGAAAGCAGACCAGCCGGCATCGAGCACGGACTTCGCCATCCGCGTCTTTGCGAGCTGTTGTGCGTTGACATTGCCGACCGCGATGAGCGCGTGTTCGCGGTGCAGCTTCGTCGTTTCCTTGTGCAGAAAATCCCGTCTGCAATTCTTGATCTTGGCGTGGATGCGCCGGGTACGCTGCTTATTATTGGCGCGCTGCGCCAAAGCCAGGCGTTGCTCGTGCTGCCGATAGTGTTGCGGCGCCTCGATCTTGCGGCCATCGCTGAGCGTCGCCAGCGATTTCAGGCCAAGGTCAACGCCGATCGCGTCATTGCCGCCTGCAGGTAGATCAACCTCAATGTAAAAGCACACGTACCAGCGGCCAAGCGTATCCTCGACGAAGCATCCGCCCTTGGCGTTCTCGGGTAGCGGCCTGTCGCTTTCCCAGAAGCGGTAGCGCTTGCCGAGATAGGTAATGCTGTTCCCGCAGGTTTGACGACTCTGTCTCTGGAAGGGTATCCAGCCCAACGCTCGCCGAGCACCAAAGCTCGACCGGAAGCGTGGTGCGTGCTTGGCCTTGTCGCGCGCTTTGGCAAAATCGCGGCAGACATCGTTGACGCTCTGCTGATGCAAGCCCAGTTCGGTGCCCACGCCTTTGCAGAGCTTTTGTAGATCGAAATTCGACGCCCATTTACGTTTAGGAGCGCCTGCCCGATAGCGTGCCTCGGTGTCGCGTTGCTGGGCGACGCACCAATTCCAGACTTGATTACAAGCAAAAGCATGCCGTTGCAGCGTTTTGCGCGATGAACGATCTTTGATCCTGTATTTGTAGGTTAGGATCATCGTCATGGTGCCAACTCCACGGATGCTTTGGCCGACGTGGCTGCAATCATGCGCTCGATCAGCTTGATCGCTGACTGTTGTAGCTCGGCCTTGACGGGCAATAGTTTTTTGCCCGCTGCGGCCCTCGCTGCGTCCCACGCTGCGTCCCACGCTGCGGCCCCCGCTGCGGCCCCCGCTGCGGCCCTCGCTGCGTCCCACGCTGCGGCCCCCGCTGCGGCCCCCGCTGCGTCCCACGCTGCGTCCCACGCTGCGTCCCTCGCTGCGTCCCACGCTGCGTCCCACGCTGCGGCCCTCGCTGCGGCCCTCGCTGCGCCCCTCGCTGCGGCCCACGCTGCGTCCCACGCTGCGTCCCACGCTGCGGCCCCCGCTGCGGCCCTCGCTGCGTCCCCCGCTGCGGCCCACGCTGCGTCCCACGCTGCGGCCCCCGCTGCGGCCGCACCTACACGCGCGGCTTCAATCGGCCCTTTGATCGACGGGACTTGTTTGAGTGAGATAATCTCCGGAAGTGACGCGAGCGCGTCGGCATGCACGGTGAGCCCCACCAATCGCAACCACGCCGGGGTATTCACCCGCACCAGCCAATCGCCGGCCATCAGCGAGCGCCGTTCCTCCAGCGCCTTGCTGCCGCGCGTACCGACTAGTCGCGGGATCAGCGGCAGGAGGAGGGTGGTGCGCTCATCGTCGGGCAACCCGTCGTTCCATGAGCGCATGAACGAGCCAATAACCGGGCACGCGCACTCGGGATGGGCTGACCACGGTTCGCCGGCAATCCAGGAGACCAATTCCATCGCGCAGGCTTGGATGCCGTTTGTCGGAGGTTCGTGCGAGCCGCTGTAAAGCTTGATCGCAGGCAACCGTTCGATGCGATCTTGCAGCACGGTGTTCATGGCCCTACGCCTCCACCGCGAGGGTCTGGCCGGCCTCGTCCGGCACCCGGACCGCGACGGCGGCGATTTCGGGCGCCGCCATGGTCACCATCAATTTGACGGTCCTGAACGCTTGGCCGCCCATGCTTTCTTGGCACAGGGACAGAGCCTGATCGGCGTCGGTGTCGGCGACGTAATCGCCGTCCTCGTTGAGGCAGACGAAGACTTCGAGGTCGTGGAGTTTCGGGGTTGGCATGTGTTCCCTCCCAAAAGGATGAGAGGGATAATAGCAATGCTAATATCGAAAGCAAGTGAAAAATCAGCTATGCTAATATTTCTCGCGGGACCTGCGTGCGGCTCTGCCTCGGGCATCCGCATGGCACCGGAAATCAAACCTTTGGCCACGGCCAACAAGCCCGGCACGGGGGCGGAAGCTACAAAGAAGCGGCTCCACAGTGTTCATGTCGAGCCCTCCGCGAACCTTGCAACGCGGCAACTTGAAACAAGAGGAGAACTGACGTGTCATCTGCTTTGCGAATTTCGATCATCATGGTGCTGCTGCTCGCAACCACTGCGTTTGGGCTTATTGCTTATAGTAGTATGAATCTGCCAGCACCGATATCGGTGCAGGCCGCTCCGGCGCCTGAGGCGCCTCCCACCACCGTTTACTTTGTCGCTAGATATCCGCTGACGGAAGGCACAGTGGTGCGTGACGAATATTTCCGCTCTGCACCATTGGCCGAGGCTCCGTCAGGGGCGTTCCGCGATACGCCTAACGACATGTCCAAGCTTCGTGGCTCCCTGGTTCGCAAGTTTGTCTACGCTGGCGATGCCATCACGTCAGAGAAAGTGATGCTGCGGAACGATCAGGGCTTCCTTGCCGCTCTTGAGAAGCTCTGCCAAGATGACCGCCAGAAAGCGACGGTGACAGTCTCTGCGGGTGATAAGGTGAAGGTATATTCAATCAAGAATTCAAAGGCTAGTGAAGCTTGTGCTGAGCTGGAACGCCAGCAGCTACCCATGACATCGGCCCGATCAACACTGTGACGTTTCACGAGGCACTCAGTAAAGGGCGCAGGGGCGATTGCCCCCTGGGCCCGGTTTGGCCCGGCACCTCGGCGCGGCTCGGCCTCGCTGGCCTCCCAGTCCTGACAGCTCGTATCCCACGCCCGCGTCAGCATCTTTGGCCTATTTGCGCAAAGCCCTGGCACGATCCGCCAAGACCGGATCGATCCGTTTCGTTATATGGCATTGGGTAATCAACAAGGACGACCTTTAACATGCCAACGTTTTCTACAATCGTGACCATCTGGGGCGTAGTCCTTGTCGTAGGCGCAATTACCATTGGTGCCTCGACCCGCAACTCAACATCGACGCCCAGCTCAACGCCGCCACCGAGCAAGACAACGAATGCAGAATCCATTTTGGATGTTAAGTCCCGAGCGAGAACTGTGTCCTATGACGAACTTGCGCGTAACCCAGGCAACTACCAAGGCGCAATTGTCGTGTTCGATGGCAAGGTCGTGCAAGCGATCGAAAGCGGGCAGAACTTGACCCTACGTATTGACGTGAACGTTTCCGAGAAGATTGGGAGCGACATAGTCTATGTGGACTATCGCAAGAATCGTTCCGATGAGCCGCGCATTCTGGAAGACGACAAAGTGCAATTTTGGGGCAAGTACATCGGGATTTACTCCTACAAAGCCATATTTGGCCAGACGATACAGATACCGCACGTCGTCGCTCGGACGGTCGAGGACTATGGGCGCTACGTCCGGCCAAGAGGCCGTTGAACATCAATTAGCCCGGCCCTCGAACTCCAGGTCGCCCGCCCTCACAAGTCCAGAACGGTCCGCCGGACACGGCCGACTCGACCGCCCCGCCGGCCCTCAAACTGAGGACCTACGCGGCTTCCTCGTCGGCGAACGTTTCGAGCACCCGCAGTGCCTGGGCACGCAGTTCCGGCTTGATCCGATCCCAGATTGTCCAAGGGGCCTTTGGATCGGTCGGGTTCCTCATAATCAGGTCGGCCGGTTGGCAGTTGAGCCCGAATGCCAGCTTTTCCAACAATTCGCCGGTATAGTCGCTCGTACCGTTTTCAAGCTGCGAGATCATGCCCTGGCTTACCCCGGCTCGCTCCGCGAGCCGCTCCTGGGTCATCTCATCGCGATATTTTCGCCACTGCGCCAAAAACAGGCGCCGTTTCGGCTGCTTGAACCGTGTTTGAACTTTGTTCTCATTGTTTTTCTTTGCCATTCCAACATTTTGGAGCGGTCCTTCTGGCGGTCCATCCCGTCTTATTAATAATGCTATTGACGATAAATATCAGCATTGCTAATTTAGCTGGCATGCAACTCTCCGACTGGCTTGCTGAAAAAGACCAAACCCAGGAAGCGTTCGCCAAGGTTGTTGGCGTGACGCAGGGGCGTATTGCCCAACTTTTGAATGGCGACTTGCCGTCGATGGCGCTGGCTATGCGTATTCAAGACGCGACAGGTGGTGCTGTCGCGCTGAACGATTTGGCCAACCCCTTGATTAAACCTCCCGCTACTTCATCGGTCGCAGCCGAATGACCCCCGCCTCGACAACCTCCACCTCCGTCGGGCCCTGGTCTCGCGTCTCGATGGCCCCGCGGCGGGCCGGCTACCGTGAGGTCGCCGGTCCTGTGATGACAAAGCGCGGCTTCCTGCGGCTGCTTGGACTGGCTCCAATTGCAGCGCTCGTTACTGCGCCGACGCCCCTCACGTTCACTTCGGGCACATCCAAGTCCGCGGCTATCGAGGTTGCGGGCTTGATGACGCTGGGCGAAGCGCGTGCCTTCCTTGAGAGCTTTGGGAGGTCATCGTGCTAGCCGCGGGGTGGCAACGGCTCGTCCGATTTGAGCAGATGCATCGCGATCTGATGCATGACATCGGCTATGAGCGGCTGTTGGTTTTTTCTCAGTGCAGCAGCGATCGTCTGCACGCATTCAACAAGTTCTGCTCCGTCGATGTGCCCACGTACGGAAAGCTGCTGTACCAAGCAGCCCAGCGTGTTGAGGATGGCTGCATTCCAAGCAATGTACGCGTCCATTTTGATCTCTCCATCGGTACTGCCAAACACGTTCCGATGGTGGAGTGGCGGGCCGGTTGGTGCAAGCCAGCTGGCCCGTTCCACCGACCCAAGGCATTTTTCTCCTTCGTTCGCATGTTCGTTTCCCTCTGCACCGGCGCCGGGAAGCGCCGACGTGACTGCGTTGCACGCGGTCAATGTGCAGCAGGAGATTTCCAAAATGTCGGAGAAGCATTCCGGTGCAGTCATGCGTGATCTGGTAGCGGCCGCCGCGGGTCCGCGGCAGTGGAATGACACGCGCGAAAGCTGGTTAGCGCGAGCGGCGCGCAATGCCGGCGTTTCGTATCGGCAAGCCAAAGCCCTCTTTTATGGCGAGATCACCGATGACGAACACAAAACCGTTCGAAGGATGCGAGCCGCGGCAGGACGGCATGAAGCCGCCGAGCTGGCGCACCGCTATGAAGCATTGGCTAGTACGTACCACTTGCGGGATGAGGATCTCCTTCGCTCGGACGTTGCTGCGTTTATCGACGCAGTTCGTGCACTTCGCGGTCTGGGTCGCTCCGGAAATAACGGCGAAGACTGATGGGGAGGGGCGGCCGTGAATGGGATGAACAAGATCGCGTTCAATCGCGATCGCAAATTCGATCTCCAGCTTGACCAGGCGTTGGTTGCCGAACGACGGCTCGCGGAAATCTTTGCCGCCGCCAAGCTGGAAAAGATCGAGCTAAAGACTGAGACGTGGCAGTGGGAGCAGACCGGCAACATCTGCATCGAATATCGTCAAGGCGGACAGCCGTCCGGCATTGCGGTGACCGAAGCCGATTACTGGGTGCATGAGTTGCGCCGCGACAGTCAGACCCTTTGCTATCTGATGTTTCCCATCGAACGACTGAAGGAGTTGGCGCGCCGGGCCTATGCGGAAGGCCGCTTCCGTGAAGGCGGCGGCGACGGCGGCCGCTTCTGCAATGTGCTCATTCCGCTGTCGTGGGTGCTGCGATGAGCAACCTGCCGTCGCTCGACAAGGCCGTCCGGAAGCAGGTGCCGAGCGTGCCTGCCGCTCTCGCAGCGCTGAGGCGCATGGAACGCGATTTGATCGCTGCAAAGACGTACGATGATATTCGTAAGATCATCCGTGAGGCCACAGCGATCAACGTATTGCTAGGGCATGTCGCTGAGGTCAAAGCTGCCGCCGAGGATGCGATCCTGATCGGCAATCGGCGGATCGCCGAAGAACTCCGGAGAGTGCCAAAGGCAAAAGGTGGCGGGCAGTTGGGCAAGAATGGATTTTCCTCGCAGGGAAAATCCACCAAGGGCCGCGAAGCTACCGGCGTCAAACCGACATCGCGCCACCGGCTTGGCAAGCTCGCCGACGTGTCGCCCGCCGAATTGAAGGCGGTCGCCAAGAAGCTGCGCGAGCAGGGTAAGGACGCCACCGTCACCGCGGTAGTGCGCGAGATCACGCAGGGCGACAAGAAAGCGGCGCGGGCAAACCGCGAGAAGGCACTCGGCGAAAAGCAGCGAGCATTGCCGGACAAGACATATGGGGTGATCGTCGCCGATCCGGAATGGAAAGACACGGTGTGGAGCGAAGAGACAGGTATGGACCGTCATGCCTCTAATCATTATCCCACTAGTGATGCAGCGTTGATCGCTGCGCGCGATGTCCCTTCGATCAGTGGAAAAGATTGCGTGCTGTTTCTATGGACGACCAATCAGCATTTGCGAATTGCGATTGGTGTACTGGAAGCCTGGGGTTTCAAATACAAGTCCAATTACTGCTGGGGCAAGGATCGCATCAGCACCGGCCGCTGGAACCGCTCGAAGCATGAATTGCTGCTGATAGGCACGCGCGGTAACCCGCCCTGTCCGGCTCCCGGCACGCAATGGGAGTCACTGATCATCGCGCCGAAGACTGAGCATTCCGCCAAGCCTGAATGCTTCCTCGAAATGATAGAGGGCTATTACCCGACCATGCCCAAAATCGAATTAAACCGGCGTGGCCCGCCGCGACCAGGGTGGGACGCCTGGGGTAACGAGACAGCCGAAACAATGGAGGCGGCGGAATGAAAGTTGCTCCAGAAGTCGGGCAGATCTGGGTTGCGCAGCCGCACGGGCTTAGCCCCGCTGCGCTTACTGCTGGATTGTTTTCATGGAAACGGTTCGTTCGTATTGAAGCTGTCGATGTGAAACACGACAAAATCAGAATTAGCACTGTTTGGACCCCGGAGCGGGACGAGGCCCTAAGGCGTCTGCACGCCGAGGGCTTGTCTGCCAGCCAGATCGCCATCGAACTCGACTGCGGGCTCACCCGCAACGCCGTGATCGGCCGAACGCACCGCCTCGGATTGTCGCGCGCCGCGCGGCCGAAACCGGAGAAGACAAGGCCGCGGCCCCGCCAGGCCGGCGGCGATTACACCATCGCTGGCCGCATCAACAGGAAACTGAAGCAAGATCCGATGAGGCCGCCGGCGCCGCCGGTCGAGAGCCCCGCCGAACTCCCGGCCGAGGCGGTCCCGCGTAGACAGCAACGACGGCCCAAGCAGTTCTTCGAGCTCAAAGAGAGCGATTGCCGTTATCCATACGGTGAACAGAGCTTCTTGTTTTGCGCCGCCGAGGCGCTGCCTAACCGGTCTTACTGCGGCGAACATTTTGCCCTGTGCTGCCCAGGCATCGCCGCCAAATCCAATCGCGCAGAGTGAGGAGACCGCAATGGGACGCCCGAAAAAATCCGCGAGCGAGAAAACCGGCGGCCCGTTGCCGCCGACGAACGGCAATCACCAAGACGATGACGTCAAGGCGATGACTTTCTTTGGCTTTGCCAAGCGCTGGCAAGCAGCGAAGGACACGCTTGCGATTGTCGAGGAGGAGGCCAAGGCCAAGCTTGGCAAGCACGCCGTGCGCGATATCCGCACCTGGGCGCTGCTGAAGGACGAGAAGGGCGAGGAGAAGCTCAAGGAAAAGATCGAGGCGCAGATGCGTATTGCCCGATGGCTCGGATTGGCCATGGGCACGCAAGCGGAGCTTTTCGCAGAGGACCGCACGCCGTCGGTTGACCGCGCCTATGCCGATGGCAAACGGGCTTGCATGGAAAACGAACCCCGCAAACCGCCGCATGATCCTTCCGTGCCACAATACCAACGGTGGATCGACGGCTATGACGCCGGGCAGGCGATTCTTGCGAGGGGGTTTAAGCCGCTGAAGGAAGCCGAGGATGACCGAGACCTGAGGCCGGAAAGCCTGCGTCGCGCGGAGGCGGAGAAAGCGGGCATCGGCGGCGCGCCGGCGACGTATAAGGTGGTCGAGGAGCAGGCGCACTGATTGCCATGACCCGCATCACCGGCACCATCTTCGCGTTGGATCTCGGGGTGAACCTGGGTCTTGCGGTCGGCCGCGCCGGGGCGAAGCCGGAATGCTGCTCCGTGAGGCTCAAGAAGACGGGCGAGCACCGCGCCGTTGCGTTCAGCAACCTGCTCGACTTCCTGGTGGGTCGGTTTGAGGCCATCCCGCCGGCTTTGGTGGTCAAAGAGAAGATGCTTCACATCGCGGCGCTGTTGAAGGTCTCCGGCGGCAGTGACGATAACTTTCGCATGCACGCCGGCCTGCACGGTGTCGTCGAAGGCCTATGCGGGCGCTATGGCGTCGCGTGGACCGAGGCCGCCGACAGCACGGTGCGCAAGCACTTCCTGGGGCGCGCCAAGCTTGGTGATCGTGCGGCTACCAAGGCCGCTGTGGTCGCGCGCTGCCATCTGCTCGGGCTCCTGCCGAAAGGCTGCGGTGACGACAACGTGGCGGATGCTGCTGCGACCTGGGACTGGGCGGCCGCTACTTACGGCCGCGAGAGCGCCACCACGCGCGAGCTGTTCCTGTTCGGCGAGCAGGCGAGGGGGGCCGCATGACGGATACCATCACCGCGGCCGACAAACTTTCATGCGCTGAACGCGAATTGAAAATACGCACGCGCGTCTACGAGCGATGGGTCGACGAGGGGAAGATGTCCGCCGGCAAGGCCGCCCACGAGATCGCCTGCATGGCGGCAATCGTGCAGGACTATGTGGCGGCCGCGAAGGGGGAGCGGCTGCTATGAGCGGCACCACATGGAGCAAGTTTTACTGGTCCGATTGGCTGTCGGACCCTGGTTTACGTAACTGCAGCCTCGCAGCCCGAGGGCTCTGGATCGAGATGCTCTGCATCGCGGCCCAGTCCGACCCGATCGGCTATCTCGCGATCAAAGGCCAGTCGCTTACGGTCCACGACACTGCCCGCATGGTCGGTGGCTCGGCGCCCGAAGTGGCGAAGTTGATCGAGGAGCTAGAACGAAACGGCGTACTGTCTCGCGATCGCAACGGCACGATCTATAACCGCCGTCTAGTTCGGGACGCGAAAAGATCGCGAGAAGCCAAGAAAAACGGTAAGGAAGGAGGTAATCCAAGCCTAAGAAAACAAAGGGGAAATCCCAGTGAGGATAACCCCCGGCTTAAGGGTACACTTAAGCCCCATAAGCCATATGCCAATAGCCAAGATACCAATAGCCAAGAATCAAAAAAGAAAGTTAGGGGCGCAAACGCGCCGCCGACGGAAAATGTTGTTTCGATCAGCCGGTATGCCTTCCAGGGCAGAATTATCCGGCTATCGCAAGCGGAATTCGACCGTTGGCGAGAATCTTATTTTGAGATCAAGGACATGCTGGCTGCTCTGCAAGCAGCGGATGATTACTATTTCCAAAATCAGCCAAAGGACGGGAAATGGTTTTTCCCGGTATCGAGGTGGCTGCAACGGGAGCATACCGCGGCTCTTGAGCACCGCGCCAAAGCCGACAAGGAGGAATTACGGCGCCGCGGAGATGCCTGGTGAAATGCAAAATTCCGATGACGTTCTTCGCCAACTTGCCACCGTCGGCGTCCGCCAAAACTTCGCCGGCACCCGACAATTTCGATGCCCTCAGTGCAGCCATACCCGACGCAAGAAAACCCAAAAATGCCTCTCGGTCACGGTGACGGGCAATGAACTTTTGTACTACTGCCACCACTGCAATTGGGCAGGCGGCGTCACGGATGACCCTGTCGGACGACGTCGCCAACTGGGCCAAAACCGAGCGCCGCATCAGCCGGGAGACCTTGGAACAGCTCGGCGTCGCCTCCGGTACCATCTACTTTCCTGACCTCAATCGGAAGTCAGAGGGCATCGTTTTTCACTACCGCGACGGCTGGAAAGCCCGCGCCGTCCCCGACAAATCCTTCGTGGCCGGCAAAGGTCTCAAACTCAGCTTCTGGGGCGAGGACGACGCGCTCGCGGACCAGCCAGAAACAATTTTCCTGGTCGAGGGCGAGCTCGACCGCTGCGCCCTCGTCGAGGCCGGAATTCCCCGTGGCAGCGTTCTGTCAGTTCCAAACGGGGCCAAGCAGCGCAGCGCCGAAGCGCCATCGGAATTGAGAGGGTATTCCTACGTCGATGAAGCGCTCAAGGCTGGCCTCAACCGGATCAAGAAGTTCGTGTGGTGCGGCGATGGCGACGATGCCGGCCTGTCACTCCGCGCTGACATGGCCAGGTTACTCGGTGCGGCACGGTTCTGGTTTGTCGACTGGCCGGAAGGCTGCAAGGACGCCAACGATGTCCTGCGCACCGAAGGCGCGCGCGACCTACGCGACCTCGTAACCGAAGGGTCGCTGCAGTGGCCAGTCGCCGGGCTTTACCGCCTCGGCGAACTCCCCGAGCCCCCAGCGCTGACACTGTGGGACCCAGGATTTTCGGAGTGGGAAAGCAAAATCAGGCTCGCGCCGCGTACGCTTTCCGTCGTCACCGGGCACGCTGGCATGGGTAAAACAATGCTCTGGACGCAAATCTGGTTTCAGATCATCCAAGCCTATCGCCTGGTGTTGTTCGCCGCGACCTTCGAGACACGGCCGAAGCCGCACATGCGCAAACAACTTCGTACGCTCATCATGGGCAGGCACGAGCGCGATCTTGACGACGATGACAAGCGCAAGGCCGACGGCTGGATCAACGAGCACTACCTTTTCGCCGTCCACCCAGAGCACCGACAAACTCTCGAATGGTTCCTGGACCTCGCCGAAATCGCCATCGTGCGCCATGGTGCCAAGGTGATCACGCTCGATCCTTGGAATAGGCTCGAGGGTTCGCGGGAGCGAAACGAACGCGAGGATGAGTACATCGCGCGCTGCCTGCGCGCGATGTACGTGTTCGCGAATGACATGAATTGCCACGTCCAGATCGTAGCTCACCCAGCAAAAATGGATGGCAATCGGCGCGGCGGGCCCCCAGGCCTCGAAGACATCGCCGGCGCCAAACATTGGGAAAATATGGTCGACCAGGGCTTCGTCGTGCACCGGCCTGAGATTTTCGACGGTGTGAACCGCAAGACCGAGGCTGTGCTCTACCACCGCAAGGCCCGGTTCGATGAACTCGGTTACCCCTGCAAACTCGGCCTCCAATACAACCTCGCGACGGGGAAATATCGGTCAACGGATTACGACACCGGGGCTTACTCATGAGCACCCCACCAACCCAACAAAGGAAGTTCGCGAATGGCTAAAAATCAGGAAACCAACATCACAATCACCGAAATCGAAATGACGAGCATGGATTTCTGTCTCGTCGGCACATCGCCGCTTGTGCCACATGCCGTGAGCGCTAAGGCGGCCGGAGCGCTGTTGGACCCACCCGGCCGGAAGAACGCGGCCGAGCGTGCATCGTCGAAGAAACACGAGCCGTTCGACGAGTTCCGCGACGCCGCCTATCAATTCCGCGACGACGACAATGCGCCGACGCGGCTGTACATGCCGGCCGGCAGCTTCCATGCGGCGATCGCCGACGTTGCCATCGACATCGTCGGCGCGACCAAGTCGCAGATCGGCCGGCTCACGCGCGTGCCTGGCCTCAAGATCCCGGTCTGGGGTGTGCCGCAGATCTACAGCACCATCGTTCGCTCCAGTGACATGAAGCGCACGCCGGATGTGCGGACGCTTCCCATCCTTCCGCGATGGGCCACCAGGATCACCGTGATGTTTCCAACAGCTCTGATCAAATCTCAATCGGTCGGCAACCTACTGGGTGCTGCGGGCATCATCATCGGCGTCGGCGACGGCCGGCCACAAAAAGGCAAGATGGCATTCGGCTGCTGGCGGGTGTGCTCGGAGGACGACCGGGAATGGCACGAGATCGTCAAGCTCGGAGCCACCAAGGCGCAGGACAATGCGCTCGCCGATCCGCAGTTTTACGACCGCGAGACCGAAAACCTCTTGACCCGGTTCCTGGCCGAGCAGGTGACCCGCGTGGCGCGGCCGGCAACATCCACGAAGCGAAAGAAGCCAGCAATACCACCGCTGCCGGGCGAGGAGCACATCGGCAACGGTGTTGGTGCGAAGTAATCGGGACGTGACGGGACAGGACTAGACCGGACTAGACCTGACCGGACTAGACCTGACCTGACGAGACGTGACGCGACGCGACAAGCCTTGACACGACGAGCCAAGACCAACGAGACGTGACACGACAAGACGTGACGTGACGCGACTTGACGGGCCTTGACACGACGAGCCAAGACCAACGTGACATGACACGACGTGACGCGACCCGACGAGACGTGACGTGACGCGACCAGACGTGACCTGACGAGACCTGACGTGACCAAACAACAAAGCCGAGATCGGAGACCCCGGTCTCGGCCCTCGCAACGGAGCAATCAATGAGCAGCATGAAAGTCAAAATCGCCGCCCTCCGCGCGCTGGAGAACAAGCACGGCTGCCTGACGCCGACCCACGTCGTCGAAGCCGCCCGCAATCCAAAGCACCCGCTGCACAAGGATTTCGAGTGGGACAACACCAAGGCCGCCGCCAACTACCGGCTCGACCAAGCCCGCCATTTGATCTCAAGTGTGCGTGTGGTGATGACGGTCGAAAAACAAAAGTTCTCGGTCGTGGGATATGTCCGCGACCCCGATGTGGCTCCGCTCCAAGGCTATCGTGCTATCGCTCGAATCCGATCCGAGGAAAGCGCATCCGCCGATGTATTGGCGGCCGAGGTGGAGCGCGTGCGATCCATCTTCGAGCGCGCGCAAAATGTAGCGAAGGCGTTGGATCTCGAAGACGAACTCCAAGCCGCGCTCGACGCGACCATGGTGCTGCTTGGCCGGCTGCAAACAATGGCGCAGAAGGAACCACCACCGCGCAATGCAGCAGTCCCGCCCGCCGCCGCGTGATGCAACGATGCCCCGCCTGAGCACCATCGCGATCGACGCATCCCGCGCCGTCACGCCAGCGGCATGGTCCGCCGACTGGGTACAGCAGCGGCTCGTCGAGGCCTACACTGTCGAGCGCCGGTTGCCGCACGCGCGCCGCCGTTTGTTGATTGCCAGCGCGTGGCCACCGATGGCGACCGAATTTTCCGACATCGTTGGCCGTGCGGACGACGATCGAAAGGAAAGATTTCATGCTTGGGAAAATGCGCGGCTTGGATGTTCCTCCATCGATATCAGCAGGATGGAACAGGCGCACGACTGGCTCGCCATTTTGGCCCCATATCCCGAGGAACGGCTGTGCCTCAGCCATTTGGCTGCGGCTGCTGCCTACCAGCGATCTCTGTCCAGGCTGCTAAAGCTGCGCCGGTGGTCCCGGTCCACGTTCTACCGTCGGGCCATAGCAGGAGCCCACGTCATTGCCATGGAACTCACCCGCCAAAGCGTACCGGTGGTGTAGTGGCGACAGATTATTACCAAATATTGATTTATCGTGAAACTATGGTACAGAAAAAACAGCCTCTGGCTGGTTCAATGGGCTGGAGCGCCTACTCCACCCCTACCCCCCACAATAACGCACCAGCGGCCTTTCCTGGCCGAATGCGGGCCTATCCAGCCATGCGGGCCTATCCAGCCATGACCAAGGTTGTTCGCAGCATCACCCCGGTGATCCGGGCCGTGGACACCAGAACCACCAAGCTACCACCCAAGCAGATCGAGCCGATCTACAATAGCCCGCAGTACATAGCTTGGCGTGCCGAGATCACGAGCCGAGCAGGCCGTAGGTGTGAGGCACGGGACGAACATGGGCGTAGGTGCACCAAGGCGTGGCCCGAGCATCGTGTGTACGCTGACCACATAGTAGAGTTGAAGGATGGTGGTCAACCATTTGATATTAATAATGGAATGGTCCTTTGTGCATCGCATCACGAGCGCAAGACCTTCCGTGTACGTGTCCAACGGTTGAAACGATGAAGGGGGGGGTGGATGCGAATTCAAAAACCATCCCGAGGTATAAC